ATTGTACCAACAGCGTCTTAAGGAAGAAACAGATAGACAGCAAGCCCAATATCCAATTCGCGTTCACTACAGCCGATAGGTAACTAAATGACAACAAGAAAATACTCCTCTCGCTCCCAGCAATCTACGCTAGCAGCAGGTATTACAGATACAGCAACAAGTTGTACGGTAGTATCTGGCTCAGCGCTACTTGGTGGAGCAACCGTCCCCGCTGGTACAACATTTACTGTTGTTATTGACCCAGATACAGCGCTCGAAGAAATTGTAGATGTCACGGCGGTTAGTACTAACGTATTAACTATTACCCGTGGCGTTGAGAATTCTGGCACTGGACAGGCTCACTCTGCTGGTGCTGCTGTTCGCCATATGTCAATCGGTCGTGACTTCCGCGAAGCCAACCTCCACATCGAAGCAACTGGTGGATACAACGATGGTACTGGTGCTCACACAATGCACGGTATCGCATCAGGCGAAGGTGACGTTGTAGGTACACTTAAGACTCAGACTCTTACCAATAAAACTTTAACATCTCCTACTATTACTAACCCAAGCATCTCTGGTGCTGGAGTAGATGCAACCATCACCTTTGAAGGTGCAACTGCTGATGCTTATGAAACATTTCTTACAGTAGTAGAGCCAACTCAAGATAATACAATTACCTTACCTAACACAACAGGCACAGTTGTTATTGCTAACGCAGCGCAGACTCTTACTAACAAGACTATGGGTGATGCTCTTAATGCTGGTGGGTTTAAGATTACAAATCTTGCTACACCAACACTCGCAAGCGATGCGGTACGTAAAGACTTTGCAGATGCTCAGGTAGCAGCAGCAGCGACAAGCGCTGCAAGTGCTGCGACATCAGCAGCATCGGCTGCTACATCAGCATCTTCTGCTTTAACCTCTGCTAACTCAGCAAGTGCTTCTCAGACTGCAGCAGCAACATCTGCTGCTAGTGCAGCCACATCTGCTTCTACTATGGCAGCAAGCGTAACAGCGGCTGCTTCTTCTGCAACTGCTGCAGCAAGCAGTGCAACTGCTGCTTCTACTAGTGCAACAAGCGCTGCTGCTAGTGCAACTGCAGCGGCTACTTCGGCAACAAGTGCAGCAGCATCTGCCACAGCAGCGGCTACATCAGCCACATCTGCTGCAGCAAGTGCAACCACTGCTGCTAACTCAGTAGCAACAATTGCAGGATATGCAACATCAGCAGCAAACTCAGCAACTGCTGCTGCAACATCGGCGACAAGCGCAGCGACTTCTGCTTCATCTGCTTTGACTAGCCAGACCGCTGCAGCAACTAGCGCTACAAGCGCTGATGCTTCTGCTACTGCTGCTGCGACAAGTGCTACATCTGCCGCTGCATCGGCTACCGCTGCTGCAACTTCTGCAACATCGGCTGCTGCCTCAGCAACTGCTGCTGCTGGATATGTAGTTCCATCTCAGACTGGTAATGCTGGTAAAGTCTTGGCAACTGATGGTACTACAACATCTTGGTCAACAACTATTAATCCAACTACAGTTTCAACTAACGTTGGTGTAGGTTCAGGAGTTCTTGCTGCCAATACAACAGGTGCTAGTAATGTTGCCATAGGCAATTCTGCTCTTGCTGCTAATACTGTTGGTACTTTTAACGTTGGAGTTGGACCAAGCGCTCTTGCTGCAACCACTACAGGTACTAATAATACAGCAGTTGGTCGTTCAGCACTTGCTGCTAATACTACTGGTGGTCTTAATACTGCGGTTGGTGCTAACGCATTAGTTGGAAATACTACTGGAACTAATAATACAGCAGTTGGTGTATCCGCTGCTTTTGCTGTAACAACAGGTACAGGTAACACAGCGGTTGGTCAACAATCATTGCGTTTTAACGTTACTGGAATTGATAACGTTGCTATCGGGCGTTCAGCACTTGCTGCTAACTTAGCCGATAATAACGTTGCTGTTGGTGTTAATTCAATGGGTGCTAATACAACTGGAACCACTAATACTGCAATAGGTAATTACTCCCTTGATGCCAATACTATTGGCTCAGACAATACTGCCGTTGGTTACAACTCTCTGGGTTCTAACACCACAGGTATTCAAAATACTGCAGTTGGTGTTAATGCTCTTACAGCAAACACTATTGGTACTGGCAACACAGCCGTAGGTCGCGTTGCTATGAACACCAACACAACAGGTGTTGATAATACGGCTATCGGTGCAGCGGCTTTATATCTTAACACTATTGGTTTTGGAAATATTGCTATTGGAAGTAGCGCTTTATATGCCAATACAACTGGTACTAACAACTTAGCAATTGGAAATGCAAGCCTTGATGCCAACACAACTGGTGGCTCCAATACTGCAGTTGGAAATAGCGCACTTGGAGCAAATACGATTGGTACAACTAACGTTGCTGTAGGTATTGGCGCTATGGCATCTAACACAACCGCCTATGACAATGTTGCTGTTGGTGGCTACGCAATGGAACTTAACACAACAGGTGTTAATAACGTAGCAGTTGGTCGTGCTGCTTTACGAGCAAACACAATAGGCTCTAACAACACAGCAGTAGGTGCGTATGCACTTGATTCTAATACAACAGGTGTAAGTAACACCGCCGTTGGTGTTGGTGCATTAGGAGCAATAAGCACTGGCGTTTCTGCAACTGCGGTTGGCACAAGTGCTCTTCTTAATAACACCGCATCCAATGTTGATGCATTTGGTACAAATGCTTTGTATTTCAATACAACAGGTGAATGGAATCACGCTTTTGGCACATATGCACTTCACAGTAATACTACTGGTGGTGACAATGTTGCTGTTGGTGGTTATGCAATGTACTTAAATTCTATTGGTATTTATAATACAGCAGTTGGTAGAGAAGCGTTATTTTCTAATACATCAGGAGCATACAACACTGCTGTAGGCAGAGCCGCTTTAAGGTCAACTACATTTGGTTCTGAAAATGTAGGAATAGGATTAAATGCTGGGTATTATAATACTACTGGTTCTTACAATGTTGCCGTTGGTGGTAGTTCTTTAGCGGCAAATGTCACAGGAGTTAACAATGTTGCTATTGGCGCTTATGCACTTCAAGCAGCCCTTTCTAATAGTAGCATTGGAATTGGTAGAAATGCTTTGTATGGAGCAACAACTGGTTATCAAAACGTTGCTGTAGGCGAATCTGCTTTAGCATCTCTTACTACAGGTTATGTAAATACTGCAATTGGTTTTAGTGCAGGTAATACTGGTACAAACAATTTAACCACTGGAATTAACAATACTCTTATTGGATATTATGCTGAACCATCTTCTGCAACTGTATCTAACACTGTAACTCTTGGTAATGCATCTATTGCAACTCTTCGCTGCCAAGTTACTTCAATCACCGCACTATCAGATGCCCGTGATAAGCAAGATGTCGAGTCAATCCCAGTCGGATTAGACTTCATTAACAAGTTACACCCAGTAACATTTACTTGGAATATGCGTGACGGTGGCAAGGTTGGTGTCAAGGACACAGGCTTTATTGCCCAAGAACTTATGGCAGCAGAGGATGAGGCAGAACTTGCTGAGTACTTGCAACTAACATACCGTGATAATCCAGAAAAACTAGAAGCAACTCAGGGTAGACTAATCCCAATCCTAGTCAAGGCAGTACAAGAACTTTCAGCAAAGGTCGCTGAACTAGAAGCAAAGGTAAACTAATGTCACATACAGACAATGCAGTAAAGACAATCACTAAGGCTACTCCTACAGTTGACCTTGATGGCAAGGTAATTAAGTGGGAAATAGTTGCGGAATACTCACTTAACGAGTATACTTCAACATTTAACAAAATGGTAGAAGTAGAACCTGTAAAGGTTCCAAGAGCCTTTACTAAGGCTGAACTTTGGGAATTGGCTGGGGAAGCGCATCTCGATGCAGTATATGAGTCACAGTACGTATCGACTCAGATTCCAGTTGAGGAGACAGAAGTCAAGGTCGATGACTTTGATATCGACTCACTAGCCTAATCAAGAAAGCAGGGACGAATGAAAAAGGTACTAGTAGCAACACCCTCATATGATGGGAAAGTAGATGTCTGGTACGCCAGCGCATTGCATCAAACTGCACTGCTTGGTATGCAATCGGACATCTACTTCCACCCAATCTTTATGTCTTATGACGCACTTATCCAGCGTAGCCGTAATGACCTGCTAGCCCTAGCGATAGAGCAAGAGTTTGATGGCATCCTATGGATTGATGCTGATATGGAATGGAACCCTCAATGGGCTATTGATGTGGTAAACTCAGGCAAGGATGCCTTAGGTCTACCAGTTATCAAGAAGTCTATCTTTGAGGAATCCTACAACGTCAAGTGTAAACCAGAAGATTTAATTACTAATGATGAGGGACTTATCAAGGTCGAGTCTATTGGTACAGGCTTCTTCTATATGTCCAAGGATGCAATCAAGCATCTATGGGATAACTCAGAAGCCTATGTCCACAATAACGCAGACCGCCGATGGGTGTTTGAAGTTAAGATTCAAGATGGAGATATCATCTCCGAGGATGTATTGCTTTGCCAGAAGTTACGAGATGGTGGATACGAAGTATTTATTGACCCATCTAAGACTTGCAACCACGTAGGAACATTAAAGTTTAGTGGCAATTTTGCAGACTTCATCGAGCGAATCAAGGGACAAAAATGAGCAAAGTAAACAAAGGAACAGTAGCACTCGGTTGGTGTGACAACGGCAATACTGATGGCAAGTTCACAGAGGGTATGGTTTCCATCGCCCTCCAGGCTCCTGCTAATGGTATTGAGATTACACACAGTATGCGAGTGCAAGGCAACCAAATCGGAAGACAGCGCCAAGTACTCTTTGATTACTGGGCAGACCAGATTAAAACTGATTGGCTCTTATGGGTTGACTCAGACATCGTAATGGATATCCACGTACTAACTAAAGTATGGGATGCAGCAGACAAGATTGGCAAGCCAGTAATAACTGGTACTTACTTTATCTCTAAGCAAAACGAAGGCACACTAGCCCAACCGTTTCCTGCACTGTTTCATAACATAGATGAGCACACCCTACGCCACGTACATCCACTGCCTGAGAATCAAGTAATACCAGTTGACTCAGCAGGTCTTGGCTTTACGTTGATGCACAAGTCTGTAATTCCCGCACTACGTGAGAAGTTCCCAGACCAGTCATTGTTTGCAGAGCAAGAAGGCATTGGCGATAAGTTTGTAGGAGAAGACATTGTTTTCTTCCGCAAACTTAAAGAAGCAGGTATTCCGTTATACGCACACACAGGTGCGCTAGTACGACATATGAAACGATTCTCGTTAGACGTAGATTACTACGGTCTCTACTGGAGTTGGCAAACATTGAAGAAAGAAATAGAGCAAAACAAACCCTAAGGAGTCTAAGTGGCTGGTCGTGATATTACCGAAGGTCGTCCAACGCGAGCCATCGCAACCGATATTGGTATCGTTTCCGACGGTGCAATCTGGCAGAATACCGACGTCAATTATGATGTAGCAATTGGTGGACTACCATTCATCTATGCTATCAATGATTCACGACCATACATTAGACAGACAGCACCATTTCGTAAAGACCAGTTTGACAACCAGACAGAACCAGGTGAGCAATCCCTAACTGGCTGGTGGATTCGTTCACAGTCTTCTTTCCATGGTGGCACAGGGATTACTTACTTCGACCCTCAAACTGCAGACGAATTCGGACACTATCGTTTTGCAGATAGCCAAGGCGTTAACGTCTGGGAACAGGGAGAAGTAACCCTACTTAAGGCTGTAACTAATACCCATGCTACGAATGGAACTGTTGTTGGCACAGACCATCAACACACCAATCAACATGTTCGCTCAATTCAATGGAGTGGCACTAATGGTGTCTTACTACATGATGAATTTGATGTAGAGAAAATTTCAACAGCAGGCACTGTCACAAAGTTTATTGACTACACTTCTGGTACTGACCGTAAGGTATTTGCTATTTGTGATGATGGTGTTAATGCTTACTGGATAACTAATAAAACAGTAGGCGGTAATCAACGCCTTACTATGTTTAAAAAGCCTTTAACAGGAGACTCAACTACTGGTTCATCTAACCCATCTGCAACAGGTGATGTTACTCAGATGTTCCAAAGCGGTGATACTGAGATTTTGTACGCAACCATGGAGTTCATCAAGGACCGTATTATCCTATGCGTAAACAATAAGGTTTTTGAATTATCTACAGTTGCAACAGCGCTTCCTACTGCCGTCTTTACTAACCCAAATACTAATTATCATTATACAAGCGTATCGGCTTCTGGCCCTGCTATCTATACCGCTGGACATTCAGGCATCTATTCGACTATTCAAAAGTACACGTTGTCAACTGCTGGTGTTATGCCAACATTAACATCTGCTGTAGTTGCTGCAGAATTACCTGCTGGTGAATACGTCGAAAAACTTTATTACTATGTCGGTTACATGATGATTGGAACCAACAAAGGTGTCCGCGCTGCTGAGATTAATGACCAGGATGGCTCGCTCAAATACGGACCGCTTATTGTTGAAACATCCCAGCCAGTCTATGACTTTGCTGGACGAGACAGATTTATCTGGGCTGCTGCAGGAATTGGTTCTGTAGATGGTGGACTTATCCGTTTTGACCTAGGTACAGAGATTGATACCCTTCGATTTGCTTATGCAAACGATTTACAGATTGCGCAAACAACAGAACACTACACAACTGGTGTTGCATTTCTCGGGGCAACTAATCGACTCGCCTTTACAACTGCCTATAATGTGACTGCTGGTGCAATATATCTTGAATCTGCATCAACCTTGGTAACCAATGGGTACATCCAAACAGGTAACATTCGTTACAACACACTTGAAAAGAAAAACTTTAAGCGCCTATTAGGTCGCGGTAACTTTACCTATGGTTCTATGTCGCTCAATACTGTTGATGAGGCTGGCACAGTATACGATGTAATTTCCTACGATGCATCGGTTGGTGCTCCAGAGGTAACAACATCATCTCCTTCTGCTGCGCAAGAATATCTTGCATACAAGTTTATTATGTACAGAGATGGAACAGACTCAACCAAGGGTCCACAGTTCAAAGGTTATCAGGCAAGGGCTACAATTGCTACTCCACGTCAGCGTGTAGTGCAGTTCCCAGTCTACTGCTATGATATTGAAACAGACCGATACAACGTACTTCTAGGATACGAAGGTAGAGCGTTCGATAAGATTCGCCTACTTGAGGATATCGAAGGTACGGGGGACGTAGTAACATGGCAAGACCTAACAACTGGCGAATCTCGTCAGGCTGTTATTGAACAAGTAACGTTCACCCGTTTAACCCCACCAGACAAGCGTTTCGATGGCTTTGGTGGCGTCCTTCAAATCACTATCCGTACCGTATAACTCTTAGGAGCGCAATCAATGACCACAGCAAACTGGGCTGGACTAATCGTATCTGTAATCGCAATCGTATCGGCATTTGCTGGTTCAGTAAGATGGTTAGTTAAGCATTATCTTTATGAATTGAAACCCAACTCAGGTGCAAGCCTAAAGGATTCGGTCATACGACTTGAAGAAAAGGTAGAAGTTCTCTACCAGATGATGTTACAACGAGGGAAGAATGAATGAAAACTGTAGTCAAGAAAGCCACACCTGCTGCAATTGCTGTTCTGCGCCAAGCGACGGCATTGAAGCCTTTGCGAAAGAAGATAAGCGATGGACTGCTCCCTTCTGCTGCCCACCAAAAACAGAGTCCTGATTCAGACCACAATACAGGATACGCAGTAGACTTAACGCATGACCCAAAGGGTGGCATTGACTGCGTAGAAATCTTCCAGAAGTTAAAGGAAGATGAACGAGTTAAGTATTTAATTTTCCAGGGTAAAATCTGGTCACGTGAGCGTTCAAGAGAAGGCGACCGTGAGTACAATGGTTCTAACAAGCACAATAGACATCTTCATATTTCTATCAATGAAGACAAGGGACGGGACACTAGCCCTTGGTTCTGGTGGATGAATGCACCTAAGCCTATCAACCAGGTAGTTGCATCTTTATCCAGTTTGCCAGCCAAGAAGGCTTACAAAACCCAAGTTTGTACCTGTTGCAAGTTGCACGGTGCAAAGTAGTAACCTACCCCTAGGAGTATAAACATGGAACAATTCAAGCAAATCGCACTATCATGGTTTCGCGCAGCAGCAGCCGCTGGCGTAGCGCTTTTCCTTGCTGGTGAGACAGACCTAAAGACACTATCAATGGCAGCCCTTGCAGGCGCTGCTGGTCCTATCCTCAAGTGGCTAGATTCATCTGCTACAGAGTTCGGACGTAGTGCTCAAGAATAGCCATTAAACGCCTTAGAAGGCTGTTTTAAGACAAGAAACCCCCCTACCTTAGTGATTATACTAGGGTAAGGGGGTCTTTTGTCGTTTCTAAAGGGTTACTTTTGGCGCTCTTCCTCTATTTGCTCGAGCCAATCGGTGTACTGCTTGCCTCGAATTCGAGCCTTTACTTCATAGTAGAGTGCTTCGAGGACATAGAATACGGTGATACCTGTAAGTGAAGCCAATGCTACTTCTAGAAAATTTGACATAGTACTCCTTAGATATTATTATAGTTTATATACTATATACAAGGCCGAAGGCCTTTATATATTTTCTTTATATATCAATTATACACATAAATTTTCAGATGTCAATTATTTAAACAATTGACACCTAGGGGTGTCTATGCCTATAATAGAACCATGTCAATCAAACTAGAAGAATATACCCTACCAGAGCACATCTCGTACTCTGCTTTCACTACCTACCTCACGTGTGGGTATCAATACTACCTCGGTAGACTCCTGGGCAAAGAAGAAGCCCCATCCGTCTGGTCTGTTGGCGGTTCAGCGTTCCACCTAGCGTGTGAAAACTACGATAAGGAGAACGGATGAGCACTCAACAACTATGGGATACCGCTTGGGACCTATGCAAAGGTGACACCGACTTAACCAATGCTCGCGTTGGCGGTCGTGCAACTAAGGCTAATCCCAACAAGGAAGACGTCAATTTCTGGCAGAACCAAGGACCTAAGTGGGTTGAGGGCTACATCAACTGGCGTAACGCTAATCCCAACTGGAAAATTTGGACTGCACCAGATGGCAACAAGGCAATCGAACTTGCGCTAACTCCCGTCGTCAACGATGTACAGGTCAAGATGATTATCGACCGCGTGTTCGAGGTCAATGGCGAACTTGTTATCGTCGACCTCAAGACTTCACAGAACACACCTACCAGCAGCCTACAACTTGGGTTCTACAAACTAGGCCTCGAACAACAGTTCGGTATCGAGGTCAAATGGGGAACTTACTACATGTCTCGCGGTAACAACATCTCTGAGATGGTTGACCTATCTGAGTACACCTACGACAAGATGGAGTACCTCATAGAAACATTTGACAAAGCACGCAAGGCTGCGTTATTCTTACCCAACACAAACAGTTGCCAGTACATGTGCGGACTCACAGAGTATTGTCAATTCTCGATTAAGAAGGATAAATAAATGGCAGAAGACTGGAAGTTACAAGTATCGTATAAGACCCCTTCGGGTGACATGATTAACGTACGTGCTCAGACAGCAGACGAACTCAGCGTATTACTAGAGGGAATTGGTGACTACTCTCATCAAGTCGCTTCCGTACAACGGCTGATTGTAGGTGCTTACGGAGCGCTCCCTTTAGCGACATCGCCTTCAACTCAAGGCACAACGCCACCAGCCTCATCCGTTCCACCCCAGGCGCAGGCTCCGTCTGCTATGGCTCCAGCAACCCCCGTACAGGGTGGACCGACGTGCCAGCACGGACCTCGCAAGTACAAGTCTGGAATCTCGAGCAAGACGGGAAATCCATACGCGATGTGGGTATGTCCGATGCCACAGGGCGCGGACCAATGCAAGCCAGTCAACTAGTACCAGAAGAATTTCCATTTTAAATAACTAGGAAGGGTGTCCAATGAGAACACTAGTACGCTCAGTAGGACGTGCCTCAATTGGCGGAGAACCTCTTCCTAGTTCATTTAAGGCGTTCGAGCAGAACAAGATTATTATACGTCGTTCAGAAGTTTCTATGTTTGCGGGTGCTCCAGGAGCAGGAAAATCAACCCTAGCCTTAGCACTTGCACTTAAGACTAATGTGCCAACATTGTATATCTCAGCAGATACCAATGCGCACACTATGGCTATGCGTTTAGCATCTATGATTTCGGGGAAAAGTCAATCAGATGTTGAACAGAAACTTAATACTGATGTTGGTTGGACAAAGGCGGTCCTCCAAAAGGGAAGTCATATAATCTGGTCATTCGAATCGTCGCCTACATTAGAAGACATCGATGAGGAAGTCCAAGCGTTTGAGGAGTTGTGGGGATGCAGCCCATCTCTCATTATCTTGGACAACCTCATGGATGTAGCCACAGATGGTGGCGAAGAGTTCGCTTCTATGCGAGCAATTATGAAGGAGTTGAAGTTCCTTGCGAGAGATACTAATGCAGCGATTGTTGTACTACATCACACTTCGGAAGCAGTTCCAGGAAATCCTTGTCAGCCAAGAAGTGCAATCCAAGGAAAAGTCTCTCAGTTACCTGCACTCATATGTACACTCGGCACTGTTGGCACATCGATGGGCGTTGCATCAGTCAAGAATCGCTACGGACGAGCAGATGCGAATGGGACTTTAATGACATGGCTAGCGTTCAATCCAGAATATATGTACATCGATGATATACCAGAGAATGTGTAAAGATGATAAGTGAAAAAGCATTTTATGAATTAGGTCAAAGAGTAGAACTCTTGACTACTTTTGTAGAAGATTTATTCAGGCAAATGGCAGATATCTACAAAGAACTAGATATGGTCGATAATGAAGAAGAAATGACTGGGTATGATTTATGTGAATGCCCACCGCAGTACGGACATATCTGCCAAGATATGCATAGAGTTTAAGGGGATAAGATGTTAATTGATAATACGATTAAGGAACAACAGCAACAGGCGTACATCCAGGGTTGGCAGGATGCAGCAGATTCTATTACATCCAACTTTGAGAACGCACTACGTGCATCGATTGATTCCGTAGCAGTACCTAACTTTGGGGATGAAGATGACAACACGGAAGAGCCACAAGGCTAGAGGTGCAACCTTTGAAACGGACATCAGAGACTGGTTTCGAGCAAATGGATACGATTCTGAGCGACTTGCTAGAACAGGTGCAAAAGATGAGGGAGACGTTGTTGTCCGCTCAGACTTCCTTGGTAGCATTGGCGTTATCGAATGTAAAGCACCAGGGGCAGGCAACGCCATTGACCTTAGTGGATGGACAAAAGAAGCCCAACTCGAAGCAGTCCATTACGCGGAGGCAAGAGGACTTGATAAGAGCAAGGTCTTACCAGCAGTCCTTATCAAAGCGCGGGGAAAATCGATAGCAGATTCGTATCTAGTATTAAGGTTGGGCGATGTATTTGGTGGATGATTTACCAGACATAGTATCGGTGTTGAAGCACTACGGTGCCAACATCACGCGTGCATCTGGTCAAGTCAATGTCAAGTGTCCGTTCCATAATGATAGTCATGCAAGTGCAAGTTTTAATACAAGACAGAATATATTCAATTGCTTCGCGTGTGGTATGCAAGGCAATAGCATTCAAATAATTGCTAAGAAAGAAGGGTGTGATATACGTGAAGCAAAGTCTATCGCAGAAGGAATTACTGGGGAGAGCCACCAGCAAGTACGCGGGAAGCATCTCTCTGGCGGAAGATTACCTAGCAAGTCGGGGAATAACAAGGGAAGTAGCGCGTCTGGCGCGATTAGGCGTAGTAGAGGAGCCTGAGCCTGGACATGAACAGTACACAGGAAGGCTTAGCATTCCGTATATTACGAAGACTGGTGTGGTTGATTTGCGTTTCCGCTCTCTTAACCCTGCCGTTGAACCGAAGTATATGGGTATGGTCGGTGTTGATACTCGCATGTACAACGTACTTGATATTGAGTATGCTGGCGATTGGATTGGCGTATGTGAAGGAGAGTTGGACACGCTTACTATGTCTAAGTTGGTTGGAGTTCCCTGCGTTGGGGTTCCTGGAGCCAACTCATGGAAGAAGCACTACACTAGACTACTCGCCGATTTTGAAAGGGTCTTCGTCTTTGCCGACGGTGATGCGCCAGGACGTGAGTTTGCAGCATCACTCTCACGGGAGTTACCTGTCACAACGGTCACCTTCGGTGATGGAGAAGATGTTAACTCGGCTTACATCAAGCACGGAGCAGGCTTCATTAAAGAAAAGATGGGATTGAACATTGATTGAGATTCCACCTTGTGGTATATGCGGAGAACGGTTCGACAATATCTTTGATGCAACCGACCACCTTATCGAAGATAATGGTGAAGAAGAATTCAATCCCGAGATAGTCTTACCTAATGGGTATAGGTTATTAGTGGGTAGTATGTTACGCCAACTGTTTGATAGTGCTGATAACCCAGAAGAAGTTCGCACTATTACACAGTTAACCTACGGCACATTGTACGCAGCAGAAACTAATATCAGTATGATGAAGAAGTTAGTAGAAGATGCAATCATTCATGAGCACATGTCCGAGATAGATGATGAATTAAAAGAACTACTAGAGGAGGACAAGTGAATCCAGTCGTACGCGAGTTACATTTAGAAACTCACTTAAGTAATACCACTAATGAGTTATCAGAATTACTCCTTAGTAAGCATCGTGACTACGGTCCAAAGAATATATCCTTGGCTCCTGGCGGTGCTATCAACGGGCTACGTGTCCGTATGCATGACAAGTTGGCACGCATCAACAATCTAGTTGATACCAATGCTAACCCACAACATGAGTCACTTGAAGACTCGTTTAAGGATATGGCAAACTATGCAATCATCGGATTGCTAGTACTGAGAGGGCAATGGGATAACCAATGAAAATCTTTGGACCATACAAAGGCAGCAAGCAAAACGGTGGGAGACCAATCTATGTTTTTAAGCGGAAGAAAAAAGATGGGACGACCACCACTACTTCTAGTAATAAGGCTCGCGTGGATTATGAGAAAGCAACGGGTAAGAGCCTCCCGAGAGACTCGGAAGTAGACCATAAGAATAACAAGGGTCGCGCAGGCGACGACCGCATTGACAATCTTCGTGTCCTAAAGAAGAAGGACAACGTTGCACTAGAGAATAAACGACGTGCAACTAAGAAGGTTGCTAAGAAGAAAACTATTAAGAAGGCGGTTAAAAAGAAGCCATGAAAACTATAGTCTGTGTGTCCGATTTACAGATACCTTATCACGATAAGCGTGCCGTCGCTAACCTTGCTGCTTTCATTAAGGCTTACAAGCCAACCGAAGTAGTATCCGTTGGAGATGAAATGGATATGCAGACTATTTCTAAATGGTCAAAGGGTACTCCTTTAGAGTATGAACGCTCTATCGGACGGGATAGGGACGAAACAACTCGGGTGCTCGAGTCACTTAAGGTCAAGCATATCATTCGGTCGAACCACACCGACCGTTTGTATAACACAGTTATGATGCGTGCTCCTGGGTTGCTTGGGTTACCCGAGTTGGACCTACCACAGTTCCTACGCTTACCAGACATTGGTGCTACATATCATGAGAAGCCTTATGAGTTAGCACCTAATTGGTTGCTCATGCATGGTGATGAAGGTTCTATGAAGTCTATTGGTGGGCTTACAGCCTTAGGTCTAGCGATGCGTACAGGTAAGTCCGTTGTCTGCGGTCATACCCATCGCATGGGTCTATCACATCATACGCAATCGTATGGAAACTCTACACCTCAAACCGTATGGGGTATGGAAGTTGGCAACCTTATGAAGTATAAGGATGCAAAGTATATCAAGGGTGGACTATTCACATGGCAACAAGGCTTCGG